TCAAACTGAGCAGTAAGAGATGCTAACTGACCCTGTACCGTTGATTGAGTGTCAACTTGTTCTTGTTGGGCTGTTACAAAATCTCTTAGATCAGTTTGTTTTGCTGCCTGTATATTCTGTTGCTGTACCTGATCAAACATTTGAGTAGCTTGAAAGTTAGCAGGTCCAGTTTTAGGTTGAGCAGTTGCTTGTTGTACATTCTGCACTGTTTGCGTAGGTGCGAATGTGGATCTAGGGTCCAGTTGATAATTCTGTTTATTAAGCAACTCCTCTGGTTGTACTTGTTGCATTGTAGGTTTAAATATTGTACCACCTGTTGTAGGTGCAGTTCTTCCTTCAAATTTACCAAATTTATCATAATGTTCTTGAGCAGATCCAAAATCACCTCTTTGTACAGCTTGTGCAACATCTTGGTTTGCATCCATATAACCTTGTGCGTCTAGTGTTCCCTGTATTAATGTAGGATTAGTTGCCATGTTTGCCTGTTGGCCTTGAGCAGTTTGTTGACCATAGGCATCTACATTACCTAAATTAGTACCTTGCGCTCCTAAAAATGCCTGTGCTTTAGTTGGATCATCAAACGCACCTTTAAATCCAGTATCTCTAGCTGTTTGTCTTCCCTGTAGATTAGTTAAAGCAGATTGTAATTGATCAGTATTACCTTGAGCATTTAAATCTCTTAATTGTTGTGCAGTAAAGTTAAAATCACCACCCATCAAATCTTCACGAATATTACCTTGATCATCTACATAACTAGCTAACTGAGTATTAAACTGTTCATCTCTTATCTGTTCTGCACTTTTAGGTGGTGGAGGAGCATTAGGATCAGGTGGTATATCAGTAAATACACTTAGTCCAGTATTAGGATCTATAGTTATTTGTTTACCTTCTGGAGTAGGTCCAGTAGCATAGTTTTGAGGTACAGATAAGTTTAATTCCTCTAATCTATTTGTAGGAACAGTTACAAACTCACCCTGTTGACCCATAGAAGGATCAAATACTTCCCATCTACCTTGGTTTTTTCTAGTTTCACCTGCTTGTGGCATTATATTCTCCTATTAAACTGGACTTCTTGTAGGTCCAAAACCGACTTGATCTCTAGGATCTACTGCAACAGGACCAGTTGGACCCATCATACCTCCACCTTGAGGTGCAAATGATCTAAGATTTTGACCTGCAATCTGTGCTGCCTGACTTGCCTGTTGTGTTTGTGGTGCTTGTTGAGGAGCCATCATACCTTGTTGTCTTGCCTGTGCCTGTTGTTCTGCCATTCTATTAGTTTGCGCTCCGACAGTTCTTAATTGATCTTCTAACTGATCACGAGTAGTCATACCTATTTCTCTACCCTGCGCTCTCTGACCTTCAGCAGCTAATTGATATTGTCTTTGTGCGCTCTCAAAGTCACTAAGATTACCTGTTAGATTAGTTAGATCTCTACCTAACCCTTGAACACCTGTAGTAATACCTGCCTGACCTTGACCTAGTGCCATCTGACCACCAAATAATGTTTGAGGTTGGTTCTGATCAGCTACACCAATAGCACCACCGATAGCTTGTTGACCTTCACCTAGTACCTGTTGTCCACCCATGATACCCTGTTGACCTGCTGCTAGCGTAGTCTGACCTTCACCTAATGTAGCTTGACCTTCTGCAAGAACACCTTGACCAGTACCTAGAGTTTGTTGACCAGTCATAAGATCCTGTTGTCCTGACATAAGACCTCCAGGTTGAGCATATATTCCTGTTGCTTCTGTAACAATATTACCTTCTTCATCACGAACTTCAGGAGTTCCTACAAAACCTTGAATACGATCATAGTCTATGTCTGGTCCTTGAGTGATATTCATAGTTCTATAATCACCACCACCTGATGTTACATTAACAGGTTTAAAGTTATCAAATTTTTGTTGTAATGAATCTACAGATGCTTGAGTAGCTAGGGGATCAGAAGGAGGAGCTTCAGGTTGAGCAATAGTTCTATTTTCATTCTTGCCTCCCATCACATTAAAGTGATGATCACCAACTATTTCTAATTGTCTATCTACTGGAACATTTGTTGGATCTATTCCTAAGTTTGTAAGAAGTGTTTCTCTGTTTTGCGTAGCTTGTTCAGGAGTTACAGTTTCTCCTCCTAAAAACACATCTGTCAAATCAGTTTGACTTTTTACATAATTTTCATAAACACCTACCATATTACTTTCCTTTTCTATAACGTAGCGTTACAGGCATCTAAAGCATCCCATACTAGTTTAGCGTGAGCTGCATTATCAAATGCTTTAGTCTTATCTGGATCATCTTCAGTTGGATCTGGATCTGTCCAATCTCCTGATACAGAAGCTAGATATGTTTGCAGATCAGACTTACTAGCAATCTCAGTAAAATCACCACTACCACCATGTTTAACAATGCCGATCATAACATTATCTCTAGGTGATGCAGTAGAGCTATCTACAACTACATAAACTCCATGCATCCCCATTGGGCTATGCCCGAAGTGCAAGAAATCTGGTATTGTTCCATCAGCATTGAGCCGATATTTACATACTTTATAAGCCATATTGGTTTCCTTTCCTATTCGGCTGCTTCTAATTGTGGTACATTAGTTAATGACAATGGATCATATACATCAAAACCACGACTGTTTGCAAAATCAGAAGGACAACTAGCCCACTTATCTGCACAAGCCTCTAACCATTCTACTGTATTAGCATGAGTTGGGGCTTTACCTTCACTAATAATATTATTTTCCCATTGTAGGTACGCAAATACTTCTGCTTGTGCTTGGGCTGCATTGATACCTAAATCAAATAGGTAGATCATGTTACCCTCATCAATTGTACCACCTCTAGGTCTAGCACTATTTAATGCCTGTTTCATACAGGTCATAATGTGATATCGTGCTTCTTCTAACTCGTAATCAGCTTCAGTTAGTTCTTCTTTACCTATGTGTTTCATAAGGTTATCATACTGGTTGGTAAAGAATGACATCTTTCTGATTGCACCCTGTACACTATTCTTAGTACCTGCTAAGTGTCCTTCTATTTCTAGTATCTCTATCTCTAGTAACTCACGATCTAAATCATCTTCACATGATTCTAGGTCACGTTCTTTCTTCTTTAGTTCATTTTCTTTCTTCTTCATACCAATGTATGCTTCTTGCAATGCACCTCTGGTTCTATCTATTTCAGCTAGTGTGTGCTTTACAGATCGAATAGGTGTTATTGCAGTTACGTCTAATGTAACACCCATGAACTGTGAGTGTGACTTATGAAAATTAGAAGTAGCTTGTGCTACTTGAGGCATCTTTTCCTGTATATTAGCTAACATTGTATTGTATTCTGGCTTTACATCAGCAGGTAAGTTTACCTTTAATTCATGTACTACTAAGTTTGTATCTGTCATATATATTATCTCCTTTATTAGTATATGTATCCCCCTGAATGGGAATATATATATACCATATTTTTAAGCGTTTGTCAAGTTTTATTTAAAGTCCACCATGTGAGTTAGAGGTAGAACTGTAATTGTATTGCGTTCCTACAAGATCACCCCAATCAGCAGCATTACCCGTACTTGCAATAGTAAATTTATCTACACTAGGATATCCCGCATTACCTTGACTTGCATGAAATAATGCAGTTGTTTTATCTGTAACTCCAGCGTTACGATTTGAACCAACAGATAAATCTCCAAAATCTGTTGCGTTACCTGTACTGGCAATAGTTGCATATTCAACTACATTTATTAATGAATCAGAAACTTGACTATATCCACCTGCAAATAATGCTCTAGTATTTGAAGCTACACCATTAATATTACTTACAGCATTTGAAAGATCTCCAAAATCTGTTGCATTTCCTGTATTGGCTATAGTTATATACTCAATTACATTTAAGTAACCACTAGTGTAACCACCAAAGAATAAACCTCTTGTTGTTCCTCCTGCACTACCTATACTATTTTTAACAGCCGTAAGATCCCCAAAATCAGTAGCGTTACCTGCATTGGCTATAGTAAAATAATCAATAACATTAATTCTACTACTAACCAAACCACCAGCATGAATACCTCTGGTAGAACTGCTTACTTGCCCTCCACCAGTTACAGCGTTATTTAAATCACCGAAATCTGTACCTTTCCCTTTTGTACTAAACTCAACATAATCTATATTGTTTATTCCACTGCTACCACCACCTGCAAACACTGCTCTAGTTGAACTTGCGCTACCACCTGATGTACTTCCTCTTGCAACAGCAGCGTCACCAAACATTGCTCCTTCACCATCTGTTGCTATATTAACATACAAAATAGTAGTCTGACCTGCATTAGTGCTACCAGCAAACAATCCTATAGCAGCAGGGGGAAATCCAGTTTCGTTTTGTACTGCTGGATTACCAGAGCAAGTAGATGCATTATAAGAAGTAACTGAAAGTAAATCGCCAAAATCTGTGGCGTTTCCTGTAGTAGCTATTGTAATCTGTTGTATTACATTAAGCCTACCACCTGAATCTTGACCACCAGAAAATATTCCTCTTGTACTATTTGACATACCACTTGTGCCATATGTAGCAGCTAATGCATCTCCGAAATCTGTAGCGTTTCCAGTAGACGCAATAGTTATGTAATCTAGTGTATTAAAATAAGTACTTCCACCTCCACCTAATCCGGGCCCAAATACGCCTCTAGTACTACTACTTGCTCCCCCATGCATATAACCTCTAGAAGTAGTAAGATCACCAAAGTCTGTCGCATTACTAGAACTTGCTATAGTAATATACTCTATTACGTTAGTATAAGATGTAGCTCTTCCAGCAAATACACCTCTAGTAGAACTTCCAACAGAAGCAGCAGCGTCTTTAGCTTCTGTTGCATCACCAAAATCTATAGAATTACCTGTTGAGGGTATTGTTATATATTCAAGAGTATTAACATTAGAACCTCCTGCATTTCCTAATGCAAATACACCTCTTACATTATTTGAAATTCCAGTTGTATTAAATATTACAGCAGATGCATCACCAAAATCTGTTGCATTACCAGCACTAGCAAAAGTAAAATATTCTATTGTGTTAGTATAGGCAGAATTATTATAATATCCACCAGCAGCAACTGATCTTGTGTCTGAAGATAACGCACCAAGAGAATAATTACTGGCTGATAGATTACCAAAATCAGTAGCGTTACCTGCTGTTTCTGGAATAATTTTATTTACTGTATCTGTAGGTGCTGAAGCTGCATAACCTCCTTTAATAAGGCCAACACTAGGTGTATTAGTAGCATCAGGCCAATCACCTGCTCTATAGAAACTCAATGCTTCCTGCAATGTCCACATACCAGATGCAGATGCAGTAGATAGATTGCTAGATGGTTCTACCGGGTTTGCTGTTATTATCCCACCAAGGTATCTTTGCGTCATTATGCTATACCTCCGTGTGAGTTAGATGCTGATGCCTTATAATCAAAATTAACACTTAAATCACCCCAATCAGTAGCATTACCAGCACTGGCAATGGTAACATAATCAACAACTGCATTACCTGTTCTGCTGCCAAATACTCCTCTAGTGCTAGAAGATACACCTGTTATTCTAATTCTTGCTGACGTAAGGTCGCCAAAATCTGTAGCATTTCCTGCACTGGCAATGGTAATGTAGTCAATTATATTACCTCCCCCACCTCTTGTTCCCCCTGCGAATACACCTCTGGTACTACTAGATGCAGATGCATTCTGGACTGTTGTAGCTGTTAAATTACCAAAATCTGTAGCGTTACCTGCTGAAGCAATAGTAAAATAATCCATTGTATCAACAGCCGATCCACCAGCTTCACCTATATTAGTAACCATTCTAGTTGTACTTGCTAATGCTGAACCATATTGAGAAGCAGCTGAAAGATTACCAAAATCTGTAACATTACCAGCAGAAGCAATAGTAATATATTCTACTATATCCTGTACACTGCTTCCATCAGTACCACCTGAAAATAAACCCCTTGTACTATTTGAACTTCCTGCAACTACATATCTGTTTCCACTTAAATTACCAAAGTCTGTTGCTTTGCCTTTAGTAGAAAACGTAACATACTCCATGATGTCAACTGTGATACCACCACCAAACACACCTCTTGTTGCACTGGATGCACCACCTTGCATTCCATATCTTTTTGCAGTTAAATCACCAAACATACCTACACTGCCTGTTGTAGCTATATCTATAAACTCTATTGCAGATTGACCATCACCACCAGCAAATAATCCTAAAGCTGCTGGTAAAGAAACTGTTTGTACTGCTGGATTGTGAGGTGATGCACTACCTTGATATGCCATATATGTACCACCATATGTTTGCAGTGTTCCAAAATCGGTAGCATTTCCAGTAGAAGCTATCGTTATTTTTTGGTTATTTGCACTAGTACCACCTACATCACCAGCAAGTATTCCTATAGTACCATTACTTAAACCAGCACTTCTAGCACTTTGAGCCTGATCTAAGTTACCAAAATCTGTAGCGTTACCTGCACTGGCTATGGTTACATACTCAATAACATCTATATGACTACCTGTATATCCACCGAAAAATATAGATCTTGTAGAACTATCTACGTTAGCATGATGAGTGTATATGCTATTTGAAGCATCGCCGAAATCTGTTGCGTCACCAGTGGTAGCGATAGTCACATAATCAATTACATTTGTAGGGCCAACTCCCCAAGCATTACCAGCAAAAAATATAGCCCTTGTAGTACCACCTCCACCTTGCGTGGAGTTTCTATTAGAAGATAAGTCTCCAAAGTCAGTAGCATTACCTGTACTAGCGATAGTATAATAATCTATTGTTTTATTTTCTGTATTCACGCCAGAAGCATTGGTAAAACTAGCTACAAGACCTCTAGTATTACTGCTATGCGCTCCTGATCCAGATCCTGCAACAGTCTGATCACCAAAATCTGTGCCATTACCTAATGCAGCGTGTTCTACATAATCAACAACATTTGTAACGCTAGACCCATATCCACCTGCAAATACAGCCCTTGTTGTTGAACCAAATCCAGCAATATCATATCTAGCTAAAGTCAAATCACCTTGATCAGTACCATTACCATCATTAAAATTTATAGTTTGATAGTCTGCACGATTAGCATAGCCACTATTAAAACCACCAGCAAGAATACCTAATACAGGTGGGCTAGGTAAAGCACTGGTATATTGATAGAATGTAGATAAATTCCATACGCCTGAGAATGAAGGAGCCATTATGCTATACCTCCATGTGCGTTTGATGCACCACCTTGCTGACTAATTAGACCAGAGCAATCGCCAAAATCAGTACCGTTACCAGCACTAGCAATAGTTATATATTCGATTGTATTTACTCTTGAACCATCTACTCCACCAGCAACAACACCACGTATTTTACTAGATGCATTTGAGTTAGCAATATACTTAGCTACTGACAAATCTCCAAAGTCTGTGCCATTACCTGTACTAGCTGTAGTGACATATTCAATAATATTTGAGTATGATGAAACAATATATCCACCTAGTTTACAACAACGTGTTGCACTAGATACAGCACCTCCTAATCTATTTACAGATGTTGAATCGCCAAAATCTGTTGCATTACCAGTACTAGCAATAGTAACGTAATCAATAGTATTACCAGATGTAGAAGCGTTAGTAATACCACCACTGTAAAATATACCTCTTGTTGTAGAACCTGCCCCACCAATACCAAACCTAGCTACCGACAAATTACCAAAATCTGTTGCATCTCCAGTACTAGCAATGGTTATATAGTCAATAACATCGTATAAAGTGTTTCCAATATGTCCTCCAGCAAATATTCCTCTAGTAGAATTACTAAGTCCTGTTGAATTATAATATGAAATTGTTCTGTCACCAAAATCAGTAGCATTTCCTAAACTAGCAAAAGTAACATAATCCATAACATTTGTAGCATTGGTATAATCAAGATTACCAGCAGCAAATACTCCTCTTGTTGAAGAACCAAGACCAGCAAGATCATACCTAACAACAGTAAGATCACCAAAGTCTGTGGCATTGCCAGTAGTTTCAATTATAATTTTATCTATACTTTTTAATATTGCACTAGCAGTTTGACTATAACCTGCTGCAAACAATCCAATTGAAGGTCTAGCAGGACTAAAACTAGCGGTAGCAGCAGACAGTGGGCCATTACCATAATCGTTGATAGCCCATACTTGTGCAGTATAGCTTGTGCCATTTGTAAGACCAGTTATAGATATTGGAGAAGATGAACCAGTTGCACCAATAACATTAGTGCCATCTGTAGCTGATGCGCCATAAGCAGTAATATCATCATTACCCACATCAGAAGGTGCAGTAAATGCTACAGATACTTGAGCGTCACCAGCAGTAGCTGTACCTATAGTTGGAGCATCAGGAACGTATAGGTTATCCTGACTACCTATAAATTTACCTCTATTGGGCATTTAAAATCCTTATGAGAGTTCTTCATATGTAATAGTACAGGCTAAGTCATTAGCTGCACTAGCAGTAACACCGATTGATGTATCTTCCTCTAAATATAATCCCATGTTTTTGTCTATGACAATTAGGGAGGCATCTGCTGGTACGGATATAGTAGATGCTAATAGCACTGCTGTACCACCAATATCATCTTGAGGATATATTCCTACAGTTATTGATGCTGCATTAGTACCATCTACGTTAGCTACAACTAAGCTATTAACTTTCATAACCTTACCAGATGATGCAGGATTTTCTAACAGTTGTACTGCTGATGTACCTGTTAGTAGTAATGTGTCTGTCTTTGCAGTAATGGTTGCTACATTGACAATATTAGGTGCTGACATATTTTATCTCCTTTTAGCCAAATACCATTGCCATTGCAATAGCCTTACCTGTCGATGCTCTAGAATTTAATTGTGTTTGTATGTTACTTGATACACCGCTCAAGTAATCATATTCTGTACTGGTAACATTAGTATCGTATAATGATTTAAGGTAGTTTAATTCAGTTACAGATCCATTGTATCCATCTAGTTTATTTATCTCTGCACCAGTAGATGTAATGGCTGTACCTGCATAGTTTAAGTTACCTGCTGCTATGTTTACTTCACCAGTTCCTTTTGGTGTAATGTCTATGTCGATGTTAGAATCATCTCCCATAGCTCCGACAACTACAGATCCACCTGATGCTGCGTTAGTTACTTCTAAAGCATTTACGGCAGAACTGGCAGTTTGTAATACTATACCTTCATTACCGTTTGCATCAGCAATAAAACCACCATCAACTATCTTAGGTGCAGTTAATGTTTTGTTTGTAAGTGTTTTAGTTGATGCAGAGAGATATGTATCAAATGTATCTAGGCTAGTTTGCCTCATCGTACCATCGTCATTGGTAAGTATACCATCACCAGATGCAACAGCAGTAGTACCTACAGTAGACCCACCATCCAGTAAATTAAATTCAGCAGCCGTAGCAGAAAGATCTGTACCAGCTATTTGTAAGCTAGTAGCATTTACTTTACCACCAGAGCTATATATAACACCTTTACTATTTACTATAGTTCCTGCACTTGCACCATCAAGTACATTTAGTTCTGCACCAGATGCAGTTAATCCAGTTACATTATTAGCTGTACCTGCAACGGTATCTACATATGCTTTAACAGACTGTTGTGTAGGAACTAATGTAGCACTATTAGAAGACATATTATCTTCATCTACAAATGCTGTTACTCCTATTGAACCATCATTTAACGAACCAAAGTTTACCGCACCTGTTGTTGTTATTGCAGAAGATCCAGTATCTATTGTACCAAATCCAGAAGTAATACTGCCACTATCTAATGCTCCAGTGGAAACCAGGTTAGGCATTGCAGTTATTTCATCATCAAAGTATGCAGCCAAATCTGTAACTGCTACCTGCTTCATTGTTCCAGCATCATTAACAACTACTCTATCTGCATCTGCTATTGTAGTACTAGTTGCACTAGTTCCTCCATCCATTATGTTTAATTCAGCAGGAGTAGCACTAATTGCGGTAGTAGTTACAGTATCTAATACAGGAATATATCCACCCTGATTAATTAGGTATTGTGTATGATCTGCTGTAGGATCAACAATTGATAGTGTAGTTTCATGTGCATCAGCAGTAGCACCTTCAAACACTACAGCATTTTGAGCATTCATCGTAACAGTATCTACAACTGTTTGTGTTCCGCTAACTGTTAAGTTACCTGAAACGGTTAAGTTATCGCCTATAGTTACTTCAGATGTACCATGTCCTATTGTTACAGCAGTACCAGATATACCAGTACCGATAGATACAGACTCACTACTATTAGCTGTATCAACAATAAGATAAGCATCTGATCCTTGTTTGATTGTAAATGCAGTAGCTGAGTTATCTGTTACTGCTACATTAATATCTGTATCATCAGCAGATATAGAATCAAGAGCAATATCACCTACGTTAGTTATATTACCATCACCTACGCTAAGTGCAGTAGCAGTAACGGAAGAATTAAATGTAGCTGCACCTGCACCTGACATATCTAATGTTAATGCAGTAATACCTGATCCACCATCATTACCTTGGAAGATCATGTCCTTATCGCTTACAAGTGATTTGATTGTTAGATTATCACTATCCATACTAACATGACCTACGTTAGTACTACCATCTTTAAATATAACCTCATCACCACCTGCATCAAGTATAATGTCTGCTGCACCATCTAGTGTCATATCACCAGAAGATAATGCTATAGTTGTACCATCAATGTTAAAGTTATCTATATCAATACCAGCATCAGCAGTAATCTTACCAGTAGAAGTAAGTGTTCCACCTACAGCGGTATTACCACTAATATCTGCTGTACCATTTATATCTATTGCAGTAGCTGTAAGGTCAATCTCATCTGTAGCTCCAAGAGAAAGAACAGTAGCACTAGAGCCGTGAATGAATTGTGAAGCATCATTAAACTGTATCTTATTAGTAGAATTAAGTAGTACTCCAGTATCAGCAACATGGGTAAGAGTAACATCTTGGTCATCTCCCAAATTAATTACAGCACCATCTGCAAGAAATAAATCACTAAATTCTAATGATGATGTACCTAGTGCAGCACCATCAGAAGCATCGGGTAAAAATGCAGTAGAAGCAGTTATGTTTGTTCCAGTAAGCGCACCAGTAACACCTAATGTACCAGCTACAGTAGCATTTACATCTACGTCAAGAGTGTCTATATGTGCAGTACCATCTATAAACATATCTTTAAATTCTAATGATGCTGTACCTAAGTCTATATCATTGTCTGTTATAGGAACAATAGCCCCATCTTGTATTCGTAATTGTTGTGTGGCAGAAGAACTTACTTCAGTATAAAATTCAATATGATTATTAGAAGTGTCTACTAACACCATATTACGTTGATCAGCATCTGCTACTCTATCTATTGGTGGACCTTCTGCTGCCGTACCATCATGTGAGTGACCTGTAGATTCGTTAAAGGCTGCTAAAACTTGGTTAAGTTCTGCATTAAGTGGTGCTGCTGATATAACCTCACCGCTAACTATTTGTGCTGAAGATTGTCTGGTATATCCTGCCATTATCTGTATCCTGCATCCTGATATGTTACTGAGAAACCTGCTATACTATAGGGAGACTGAGTTCCTGTTGATGTTATAGCTAATGAGATCGCCCTACCCGACCCTTGTATATTGGACTCTAGTACAGGACTAGTAGATCCATCGTATGTAAATGTAGCATCATAGGTACTACCTGTTGTTGTATACCTTGATAATGATCCTGCTGTTGTTAAAGAATATGTCGTAGGATCAGGTACATTTGGATCATCCCAATCATATGCTATACCTAAGTTTATTGTAGAAGATCCTTCTGGTCTGGTAAATAATGTTATATGTTGAAATATCTTTCGTTTTTCTGTTGAGTCAAAGTATAAGAAAGGTGTTGCGTAAACAGCTACAACATCAGAACTGTCAAATGTACTACCAGATTCTTGTCTATATATCTCTCCATTTAAATCACCATGAAGAACAACCTCAACATCGTTTATCAAACCACTAGTAGCTACGAATGCTCTTATACCTAGTAACTCACCAAACTCCCAACCTACTCTTCTATCTGCAAATCTAAGTCCACCTATTATACCTGCTGTATCTGCTGCTGCTGTACTAGTAGAAGGAAAGAAGTATCTAAACTGCGATTTATTTCTAATAACAACAGATGTCATATTACTTAGATTATGTGTATTAGGTAAATCCTGTAATAGTTGCTGTACAGGTTTAGAAACAGTTTCAAGCTCAACGTCACCAATTCTAGCAGTACCCTGAATAGGACGTATACCATCTGATGCTAGAAATAATACGTCACCACCTAACTCAATAATACTGTCAGTAGCAATACATCCGATATTGTCTGTTACTTCTGAAATAATGTAATCTGCTTTTACTGATCCTGTTAATTTTTTTATTTTAGTTTTACCAAATATATATAGTGCATCTCTAAACTTTGCTAGTCCAGTAATATTAAATCCAACATTAATGTTACCTGATCCACCGCTATTAGTAAATGCATCATCATCGTTAGGCTCACTAAATAGTAGTATATTTGGACCTAATCCTGTCGTAGGAAATCCAGCATAGAACTGATGATTTTTAAAATCAGTAGTAAAAGAAGCACCTGTAGGATTGTAATCTCCTCCTGTTGGATGAACGGAAAATGTTGATCCACTTAACTTACTGGGACTGTTAGCACCATCACATATAATAACTGCCTCAGTACCAGTAAAGGAGTTCATATTATGTCTTAATTTATCTACACTGACAGATGATATGTTTGATACTACCGTTGTCCATCCTGTAGATGTATACTTCCATACACTGTAAAACTTACTATAGTTTGCTGTTACTGAAGACCCACCTCCACCACTAACCGTAGAAGTAGCTGCTGATGTAAAGGTAACGGTATAACTATTTGCATCAGGAACTGTAACAACTTGCATCTCTACAGAGTTAGGAGTAAGACCACCTATTGCATCACTTCCAGAAAAAGTTACATAGTTTCCTACAACTAATCCATGTGAAGTATGTGCAACTGTTATAGTAGCACTTGTATTTGATACACTGAAAGGATTAGATCCTAGTGTCTGAGTTCCGTTGTTTGCTGTAAATGTTACTGAGCTACCTCCACCAGTAGCACCAGAACTAGCATTAGATGTAAATGCAACTGTATAACTATTAACATCAACTACAGAAGCAATAACCATTTCTACTGAGTTTGGTGTTATACCTCCAACAGCAGATGATCCTGCATATGTTACTCTATCTCCTACGGATAAACCGTGACTACTGTGTGTTACTGTTATTGTAGGACTACCATTAGTAACAACAAAAGGATTAGTGCCTAGTGATCCTGTATTATCTTTTAAATTTCTTCTGACTGCATATGGTACACCTTCTAGTATCCATAAACCTGTTACGTTACCTGAACCAGAAACAGTACCATAGGTTGAGTCATAATCTGCATATCCGCTAATTCTTCTATAACCACCGAATTGAGATATTTCCATATTTAACATACGAACTGCTGCTCCTGGATTAGATCCAGCAAGAGCTAAAGCATCCTCGTTTGTAAATAAACCACCACGAGATAATACCGTTACGTCTTTTAACGCATCAGCCATTATAGATTACCATGTGGAACTGCTAGAAGTCTCCCTACTCTCGTATCTCTTACATCAGTAAATCTGTTAATTAATAATGTACGCATACGATCTATACCCTCTTCAAACTTCTGTTTGGTTATAGCTGCCTGTTGTGAGTTATCTCTAAACATATAAGTGTGATACAATGCACCATCTATAACAACGTGTTTAAATTGATCAGGAACAGACATAGTATCTGTAGCACTAGATAAATCAGAAGAGTAGGCAAAGTAGTTATAATTTACTGTATATGCAACATCAGGTATAGGTGTAAAAGCAGCCTTATTAGATAATGTTCTATATATATATGCAGGGGTTGTATATTCTGCTGAAGTTGCGTTACCATCTCTTTCATAAAATCTACTTAGAAAGGTGTCATAGTTTATTAGTTTTAATAATCGAGCATCAGCATTAATATCGTCATCTTTAGCAATACGGAAACTATCCCAGTCTGCTATTTTAAAATCAGTAGCAAGACTATACTCTGCTGTACCTGCAACTAATGTTAGAGAAGCAGATGTAAAATTAAAAGGAAACTCAAATTCTTTTTGGGATATTTCTTGTAAGGAAGCATTTACTGCATCTTTAACTTGAGCGCGAAAACCAGAAGCATTAGGGAAATCAGTTGCACTTAACTCAACTTCATTCAAACGTCTTAATGTATCATTAACTAATGTTAAAAATGTTGTAGCCATATCTCGCCCAAATTAAAGAAGGGGGTAGCTCTAATTAAAGAAACTACCCCACAATACTTTATGCTAACGCATCTCTCGTAGCGGAAGTTGCCTCTGCTCCAGATTCATTGCAATCAATGAGTGTAGCATATACACGCAACCTACCTGTAGCAGGAGCTGCTCCAGCAATCAAACAATCAATTGTATCTGTACTAGCCATAAATTGAGTGTAAGTTGAAGCACCAGAACCAACAACTGTGTTAGTCTGACCGTTAGTTCCTGCTGCACAAAAACCAGTAGATGTAATATCAGCACCATCAATGATATCATCACCAGCTGCAAAGTCCATGTCTAGAGTGCAACTTGAAGTGAATGCTTTCATTACTTCTGCACCAGCGTTGATAACTAACACACCTGCTGGAATTTCAAGAAGTTGAAAGATATCACCGTTTGCACCAGAATATCCTTTTGCAACCAAGTCATCAATATCAAGATATGCCTCGACATTATACATACTATGGTTCATGCTTACGCCTGGAAGAAGCGCAACACTATTTGCTCCTACACCTGTAGTAGAGGAGCTTGTCATATCATAAGTAGCCATGATCTATTCTCCTTAACCTGCTATGTTGTAGTGAGCGCGAACAAGTGCTTCAGGGCGAAGAACTTTGCGACCATACAGATGCATACCACGAACGATGTCAGCAAAGCTGTCATTGTCACGATAAGATTCAACCTTTTCAATCTGCGAAGCAGTTGCAACAGCAGAGTCATGACCAGCAACAAGTGCGCCATAATGTGCGCTTGAACCATTAGTATCAATGGTAGCTGGACCTGTTCCTACTGAAGGAAGGTTGTTTGACATATAAACTCTGAAACCACGAACCATGCCAGAAATGATACGACCATTACGAAGAATGTCTTTATCACTTGAAGCAAAATCATTGTTCAATAGTTTGGAGTTTTCGTCATTAAGCTGTTCAGCGAATACTGGATCGACAACAACCCAACGTCCATCACGGTCAACATTTTGCTGATCGAGTAAACGAGCCATACGGTTTAGCACTTCCAAAGGAGTTGCTTCACCAGTAGATCCGTCTGGATGCGTTGCAATTGAGTCGGTAGCAGCACCACCAGAAACAAAGCTGTCACGAGCAATTAACATAGAAGCTAACAAACCATTGGCTGCTGCTCCTGCAATAGGATCAGTACCTGATTTATCAGCAGCTACTCTTGCGGTTCCAGCAACAGAGCTAATTGTAGCTTGTTTGAAACCTGTCAAGTAACCTAGTACTTCCATGTCGAACTGATCTTTCAAGCGATATCCTGCTCGATCAGTTGCCATTGACTCAAAGTTCACATGAGAGTGAGCTTCTTCAATGTCATCAATTTTAAAAGCAAAGTAGTTAGCTTTGTCGATAACAAGTGAGAAATCATCGTCTTCAAGATCTTGTGGAGTTACTTGAGTTCCACGAGCATACTCTTTGACTGTGATTTCTGGTTCTTTGATGATACGCACTGTATCACCGAAATTTGCGATTTCACCAAAGTAATCACTATTGGTAATGTCCTCGCATATACTGTTCTTACGGAATGCCGACTGAACCTTCTTACTGTAAATTACAGGTGAGAAGTTGCCATTCGACAGGTTTCCATAACCAGCAGCTGTCTTAAAAGCCATTAATTATCTCCTATGTTGGCTATAAATAAGTTCAGGGGCATTTATTCTTGGGTATCCATAAGGGGCCAATGCAAAATGGTGTACCTTTTACTTATGGGTAGTGAGAGTTTATTTAGTTGTCCTAATAAAAGGGGTAAATAAACTCTATTAAGTGATGACGTATTATATCATATTGAAAAATACTTGTCAAGTAAAAAATTACCTAGCAGCACCACTTTCGTCATAATCAAAGTTTCCTGAAGATATAGCTTCCTGTATTTCATCTGAGAACTTCTCCCATTGTTGTCCAGAAAGTTTTCTTACCTTGGATTCAGACCACTTTGTTTTAGTATTACCAGTAGGTTCTGATGTTCTCCTACGAGTATTAACTGTTCTAGCTGCTTCTTTAGGGTTAGATTCACCTCTATCGTTAGCAGTTTCTAATTTATATAATGTGATCGCTTTAGCAGCAGCATCAGGATCATCATCGTTTTCGTATAGAGCTTGTTGTATCATCTTGGGTTGTTTCTCAGCCCATTCGTGAAATTCTGAACTAGATCTAAGCTCATCATAATCTGGATGTAATTTGCTTAATTTAGTTTCAGCAACCTGTCTATTTACTTTTTGTTCTTTTTCGGCTATGTAGGATAACCTTTCCTCTATATTCTTAGTGCTTTCTCTAGCTTTCTTAGTAGCAATAGTTTCTACTACTTTAGCTACATCAGGATATTTATTAGCCCAATCTTCTATTTCTTCATCAGTTTTAGGGAGCCTTACCTGAGTCTTAGTGAGACTAGATAGCTGATCTCTAACAGCCATAACTTCTTTTCTATGCTCATCTTCTTTCTTCTGTAGATGTCTTCTAAGATCTCCATAACGCTTTTTAAACGTCTTTTCTTCTGGATGTTCAGGTTCTGCTTCTACCTCTTCTTCTGATCCTGCTCGTTGTTTTTCTAGTTCTTGTATTTCTCTTTCATCGTCTTCTATTGTATTTTTACGATATTTCATCGTAGTTACTCGTGTTGGTTCTACAGTCATGTCTGACATTTTACTCTCCTTATTGGGGCTATTAGTGGCTCTACAGTATTATAGAGGGTAACAGGTAGCCATACAAAAATAGTATTAACTAGACTCGTCTATACTACTGAGCCTATTTCGTCCTACTCTTATTACATCTGCTTGAGTTAGTGGTTGACCTTTTCTAGCTCCTTTTTGATATACAGCTTTATCTATACTAACTTGATTTCCTTGTGCATCACGGAAACCTCCTAGATATCCTGCAAGAGTAGCTCCTGATTTAAAGTCGTAAGTATTACCTCCTTTATGAACAAATTGGCTATCAAAATCTATAGGATCTAAATTACCCATATTTGCTCTACTTAATTGATCTTTGTAATCCTGTAAAGTTTCTCTGGTAAAAAATCCTGTACCTCCTTCAGGTTTACTTTGTAAAGAATTTTTAAGTCCTAGATCAGGGTCAGGTTGTGGTCTTCCAGCAGAGGCATCATAACCTCCTTTAGGAACTCCTCGACCTTCATCTCCAGCATTTTGAACATCACCAGATTCATCAAACGTACTAGAAGAATATGCTACATTACCTATTTCATCTGTATCTACCATAGTATCCTGTATAGGCATTGTAGATAGTGTATCTTCTCCTAGATCAGGTCTACTAAAGAAAGACTCAAGACCTTCTGTTCCTCGTCTATCTCCTTCTACTTTTCCATATAAATTATAGTGTTGTTTAGCTACATCGTCATATGTTGTACCTTCTTCACTAGCTACTCTGCCTTGTGCATCTTTAAATACATCAGTATTTTGAAAAAGATATTCTAAAGAATCATCTCCAATATCAGGTTGTTTATCTAATATTTTAGCAATATTTCTAATTTCTATTGTTTGGTTTGGATTACCATCTTCTAAAAACATTTCTGGTGTTCTTTCTTGAGCTTGATACAAACCATCACCTACTCTATCTTCATTTTTACCAAACTCATTAAAATGTTTTAAAGCATCTGCATTAACTTTTTCACCATCAAGATTACTTATGTCACCATCACCTATTACGCTACTTGCTACATCGAAATTATTAGATAAATAGTCAAGTGTAGGTTGATTAATTCCTTCTATTTGACTTAAAGAATTTCGTGAATTTTGAACTGTGTCATACATACCTTCACCTGTTATAGTTCCGTCAGGTTGCATTAAACCTATAGGAGCTTGTGGCTCAGTAGGAGCCTCTGACTCAACAGTAGCTTCTGAAGCAACAGGACTTGCTGATGGAGTAGATGCAACACTAGGAATTGGATCTTCTTGAGAAGATGCTTCATTTATCTCTCCATCTTTATCTATATTTGGAACAAAACCACCCTCATCAAGATACATAGGAGTTCTCATTAGTCCACCTTGTGCAGCAGTAGCTACAGCATAGGCAGGTTTACCTTGTAGTGGGTTAGGTCTGCTATTACGTTGTTCAATATACTTATCAATAAACCCTACACCAGCTACATAAGTTTTATCTTTTTTCTCTGGGCTTAGTTCTTCTTTAACTTCTTTAGATAGTTCTTTAAATTCTTCAGCTTGATTTTCTGAGTCAGTTCCTGGGTCACCTACATCTGCATCTTGACCTGCTGGACCTGTGTCATCCGATTGATCATTTGGATTTCCACCAACACCTGGTCCTGCAGCATCTGCTGCTTCTGCTGCTGCTGCATCCGCATCATCAGTTGCTTCACCTTCTGTAAACACTGGTATACCTTCTGGACTTAGCATTTGCTCACCGTTTTCATCTAAACCTCTACCTGCTTCTTGTAGGGCTTTGATCTCATCTTCTTGTAGGTAAGCCATTAGATGTTGTTTTCCATTAAACTCTTGGGCTACAGGAGCATTCATCATAGGTGCTTCTGGCATTGGTTCAGCTTCTTGAGGAGCCATCTCATCAGCTAACTCAGGGGGCATAGCCATTTCAGGTTCTTCAGATGGCATCTCTTCCATCATCATATCTTCCATCTGCATAGGCATACCACCTTCTTGCATAGCCATTCTAAGACTTCCGTCTGGTCCTATAACCATACCACCTTCAGCCATTACTGGTTTATTCTCTGGATTAAGTATGGGGGAACTAACTGGACTGTCTTTATCAGTCATACCACCCTCTGCCATTTGAGTCATCATAGGATCTACCTTTTCTATTTGTACTGTTTCTATTATTGCTACTTTATCGTCAGATTTTTCTTTCTGATCTTTTTGAGGTCTACCATCCTCATCTACGTCTACTATAAGTCCTTCATCCTCCATACAAGCTAGACCATGTTTAGCCTCTTGCATCATTGCTCGTATTTTATCTAGCCCAACGTATCTTACGACATCTGCTGGTATTACAAATTCTCCCTCAGAGATCATTGCAGGTATATCGTCTGCTACTTCTGATGGTGTTGAACCTACTGGTGGATCGTTTTTCATAGTTGTACCGCCCTTGTTAAATGTGCCTTTTGCTAATTCTGGAGACATCTGTTTATGTAATTTTTTATCATACTCTCTTAATTGTTTGTGCGTATCTGCTGAAGTCCATTTTTTACCACTATCTATTGCTTTTTTTATAGCTTCTTTTTCAGATACTATTTTACCATTATACACTGTTGGTATTAAGGTAGGTTTACCGTTATTTAATTTTTTTATTTTATCAACCTGTATTGTAACAACAGTATTAATATATCCATCTTTATCTTGTCTTGTTTTACCTTCTTTAATATTATTATAATGATGTTCTAAAACAGGGTCCATAATTACGGATACTTTCTATCTGCTGCTGTTTTAACTTCAATCTGCATATCTCTTATCTTTCTTAACATATGCAATTTACCTTGAGCTTTCCACATCTGCACTTCACTTTCTCCTTGCTCAAACTCTCTAATTGTATCATTAATCTTACTGTCTATATACTCCTGAAATAAATCATTGAAGTCTGGTTGGTTGACCAGTGGGAGGAGTGTTCGGGCGAGGTTGTGGTGCATTAGCGGCTCCTTGTTGTGGTGCAGGTCTACGTTGTTGTTGTCCAGCATTAGCTCCACCACCTGTTGGGAAACCTTGCTGTCCTGGTCCTGGAGCAGTACCTACACCTATATTACCTCCTCCACCTCCAGTAGGATCATTTGGATTAGCTCCTGCTGGTGGACCTTCTGGTTGCATTTGTTGTTGCATCTGTTGCATTAGTACTGCCTGACGCATTGCTTCTTCTGGATTGTTTGTAATCTTATCTACATCCAGATCCATTGTTCTACCGATCTCCCTCATGATATATGGGAACTTGGCAAATGGGGCGAGGACAGGATTACTTGCAATTTGTAAGAATGTTATTAGACGTTGTGATCTAACTTCATTCTTCATAAAGCTCTCTGTACCTCTAGCCCTAACTTCTAAATCACCTTTGATCTCTGAGTCAAAGTCAAACTGCATATTAAATGCAAACAGTGCTTCACCCATAGGACGTAACATATAGTCATCTATATTTTTGATAACTGTACGAATAGAACTGGTGGCTGCTCCCATTAGCATTGAGATACCTGATGCGGTCCTACCAGTACCTTGAACACCTGTTTGCCCATATGAGTAAGAAGGTAATCCAGTTGACTCATCAGCTAATACCCTAGCCTTGTCAAACAACTGCATATTTTCACTACTTACATTAGGAAACTTAGTACCAAAGATAGCTTGTCCTGGTGCGCCACCTTGTCTCCTGAAAATTTTTCCTGGATATACTGTCAAGTCTTGGCCTGGAACTAGGTTAGACTCATCTACTTCTATAAGTAAGTTACCAGATAATACCGCATTATCAACAGCAAGACGCATAAAGCCATTCATCAATGTCTGAGTATCATCCATGTTTTCTGCCAAACCAATACCAAAGAAACTATATGGGTTAATTTCGTATGGTGCAGAACAGTACGGAATACGCTTGGGTGTAAATGGATTTATTACTAGTCGTAGTATTTCATCATTACATACCCAACAGTTGATCTGTATCTCTTCTTTCTTTTTTAGTTCTTTAGGTAGTTTGATACCTGCTTCTTTAGCTATCTCAGTATCTACTGTACCCCAAAACTCTACAACTTCAAATCTTTCTATACCACCTTGGGAATCACCACCATCAGTATCTATACCATAGCTATCTGATTCTATATCATCTTCCCACCACTCACGAGTATAACTCTCACCATACTCTATTGCTCGTTCTATTGCTTTTGTTCTAAAGAATGGACGTTTCTTTAATGCCCTAACCTGAGATCGTGTCATACGGTGACGCTCAATAACATACATAGCGTCTTCCATATTAATAGCATCAGGATCAGGGTAGAAGTTCCATATAGACGTATACTCTACTTTAGGTATAGTCTTAACTAATGGCTCATAATCACCATCATCACCCCAATTAGGATATTCTTTGTTAAAGGCAAATGGACCCTTCATTATCCCTGTACCAAACAGGACACATTCAAATGCAGAAAACCTAAGATGCTTGGTAGCAGCAGACTCTTCTAGCTGATCTCTAATCTTCTTCTCCATCTTCTTAGCAGCAATCATAGCTGGTTCAAATGTAATAGAAGATTGAGTTTGACCTACACCTTTTTCTAGGTTTTCTATTCCCTTTAATTTATCTTCTAGTGGGCCTAGCTTGGCTAGTAATGTATCAGCAGTTTCACCCACATTAAAATCTTTACCATCACCGTTAAATCCATATACTAATGGAATGTCTGGCATTTCTGGTTCTTCTTCCATACCAGCAGGTTTTTTAGGATCTATATGGGCAGCTTCAACTACACCATCAGGTAATGTAGTAGGTTCTACACCAATTGGAAATCTATTCTGGCTAAACAGTACATCACAGAGTTGACTAAACGCTGCCAGTACTTTTGTTTTAGTTACTTTAATAAAGACACGAGACTTCTCAGCATCTGTAAATTTAACATCGGGACCATAGATACCTCTATAGTTTCTATAGGATTGCAACCATCGTGCCTCATCTGTATATCGTGCAGTCTTAGCACCAGTATACTTTTTCTCAATATATCCTATAAGATCATCATATTCAGTAGATTGATTAGAATCTTCTAGTGCAGTATTCTCATCACTATCTAAAAAATCATCAGCCATTTAGTATCCAAACGCATTATCTGAAGGCTTCCAGCGTTGTTTGGGAACATTTTCCCATGCTGTAGTCTTATTCATTGGTCTTGACATTACCATATACCTTAGTGCGTCATATAAGTGATCTTCAGATTTTGTATCTACATCCTCTGGATTACGCTTATCTAACGGTAGTGCAGGTAGCTGACTTATTAAGTTACGACAACTATCCAGTATAATTAGTTTAGGTTCTTCTGTATCTTCATCTAACTGTAGACGCTTGTGCATCTCTATCTTACCTGCTACCCTAGATCCTGGAGATCTGTCAGAAGGTCTAAACCTACATCCTTCTCTATTCATAGTCTCCGCAATAGATGGACCTACATCACCTCGCTTGGCCCAACAGGAACTGTCTAGTACAGCATCATATATTTTACCATCACCCTCTTCAGCATCTAGTATAGCCCATGCTAACTTGTCTGCTGTCAGTTTATTAACATATAACTCACGATAGATCCAAAGAACATCATCGTAATCAATAGCTCCCCAAAGAACAGCAGAATGAGAAGAATAACCAAAGTCGCATGATCTGATCTTAGTCCAGCCACTAGGTATTTCAAATGCTTCGACAGTGTGAATATCTTTATCAAATTCTGGAAACGCTCCATCCTCGACAACATCCCAATTCCCATATAAAAACTGTTGGCGTTTGGCCTCTGGTAGTGACCCCAACATTGATACATAACTATGGTCTTGTGTCAAGTACGGATTATCCCATACTGACGCTGCAATAAATTTACGACTAATACCAGATACTATTTCTTGTCCATTAGCAGTAAATCTTACTTCTTCTACAAACCTTTTACCATGTGGTGCAGGGTCTATAAACATTTTCTTAACCCATGCAGATCCTATGTTTCCTGGATTACCAGTTGCCCTCATCTGCAAAGGTATACTTGTATCTACTGTTCTTAACGATGACCTAAGAAAATGCCATATATCTGAGTTGCCATATTGCGGAAGCTCGTCCACACCGATCCATGTATATGATTGGCCCTGATATCTAAGTGCATCTTGTAAGTTTTCACAGTATCCAAACTCTATTCTTGCTCCACTTGGAAAGTGCCAAGTGTTTTCTTGTGCCTTAAACTTAGCACCTTTAAATGCTTTAGGATATATCTGTTGTGTCTGAAAGATAACATCCCTTAACTCTGGCATAGACCTACGCAATAGTAATGCCCTATGTGCAGGTTTATGTGCAAACCTTAATGGTGCTATTAATAGACTATAGGTTTTACCTCCACCTCTAGCCCCACCATAAAATACTTCTCGTTCCCCTGCTGCCAGAAACTCTGTCTGTGGACCTTTATTAGGTTCAAATGCAACTTCCTGTTCTGGTGCAACTGTATCGTTAGGAAACTCAAATGTCTCTTGTTCTATATCACTAGATTTAGCAGTGGCTTTTTTAAGTCTACGTTTTGCCTGTTCTGCTTTAATGCTAGTCTGTTTAACTGTATTCTTGAGTCGTTTGACTTTCTTCTGTTCTTTATTAAGATTGGCTTCTCTTTTTTCTCTACGAGCATCAAGTTCTTCTTTCGTCCAAGCCAATTTGTGTAATCTGGTAGCAGATAACCTCCTAGTGGTTTCATTCTCTAACCATCCTGCAACCTTTCTTACTGGTTGTTGATCTTCTCTAATCTTTATTATAGCTTCTTCTAGCTTAGTCAGTACCTTTTTATCTGGATAATAAAAAGACTTGTCTTGACCTTTCTTAGCTGGATCATAACCATATGGTGTTATACCTACGGCTGGTATTGGTTTAGTCTTACTCCTCGTCTTCATCTTGGTCTTTATTTAGTGGAGGTAGGACAACTACGGCTGATGGCGTACCCTTATGCTCTATCTTTTCAGTACGAACTAGCCCTACTCTGTCTAGTACTTCTTTAGACGCTGCCAGTCTTTCCCTGTTACCTAATGCACTAGGATCATCAATGACGTTAACCATAGACAGTACGGCTTTGGGTGCATTGGCTGCTAATACATATTCGGCTCGTTCTATTATTTCATCTTTGAGCCTTTTAATTATTCTGGCAGGATACTCTGCTTTAGAATAACCTGCACTATCCATAGCAGCCCGAAAGTTACCATTTGCATCGTTAAACAGAGCGTCTAGAAATAGACTTTCTTTTTCAGTTAGGCTAGTCTTCACTTACCCATACCTCTTCTGGTAAATCCACCATACCGCATTCCGTATGCTTTCTTATTACCTTTATACATTCCACCTTTACCAAATGCTTTAGCCATACCACCTTTGTAAAGGTTTAAGTCATCTGCTTCAAACTTATAATCATCCTCATTGGGGCTGTAATCATAACCTTTTGCTTTTTTAGGATCGCTTATATCTTTTTTCTTTGCTGTTTTCTTTTTAGATACTTGCTCACCTACATCTGTTGTAGTAGGTTTCTTTCTAGATCTTTTTTCTTGGGTAGCCATATCTTGAGCAGCTTTTTTAGATGCTATCTTTTTCTCAGTACTTGCCATACCCTCAACATCTTTATCTCTTGGTCTAGGAGCTTTAGGTTTGGGTCTTGGTTTAGGTGGTGTTTTACGCTTACTTTCTGCATCCTTACCTATGCTAGATAAAACAACAGATGCTTCTGAGTCTTGTGTCTTTTTATTTTTCTTAGCCATGTCACCTAGATCTTTTTTCTGAGTAACCTTTTGTACTACAGATAAATCAGCCTGTCTAGATTTCTGGTTAGGAGATACAGTAGAAGTGTTGGTCTTCTCTTTACTTCTATTTTTTTCAGCAATTTTTTCAACTTCTTCTCCTGCTTTACTAAGCCCTTGATACATTGCTTCTCCACCAGCTACTTGTTTTAGTGTTGCTTTAACAAATCTGTTATTTCTTATACCTGCTTTACCTGCTTCATTTGACATTATTTTTCCAGTAGCAGGGTCTATAAACCTGTCGTTTTTCATGACCTTTGTACGAAACTCGGGTTCTCTACTTCTTCTCTCAAAGTTTTTAATACCTTTAGTAATAGCATTCCATGCTTTTTTACCATACTTAGATTGGAAAGCAACCCGACCTAATTTTACCGCTGCTCCTGCTAATAATCCTACAGGTATTAAAAAAGGTAATACTTCCTTACCTACAGATACTATATTTTTTTGAGCGTCAGTTTGCTTACCTTCTCTGACATTCTTTTGATCTTTTTTAGCCCTACTAAAGTTTAATGCTCTTTTAGCTTTTTTTTGAGCTTCAGTATCAGTTGGTTTTATATCGGTAACTGCCATGTTATTATCCTTTAGATCGTTTAGTTGCTCCACCGTATCTCATATTAAGACCAGCAGTATATTTCTTTTTAGGTGCTTTGTACATACCACCTTTACCAAATGCTCTTGATCTAGGCATACCACCTCTACGGAAGTTCATTTCTTCTTCAGCTTCTAGTTCTTTCCAGTTGTCAGAAAGACCAAATTTACTCATACCTCTATCTGTAGAGTCTACAGTCAATGTACCAAAAGGTGTCTTGTAGTCTTTTCTTTCTTGTTCAAAGCGTCCTTTTTTCTTAGGAGATTTTTTAGGTAGTTGTCCTTGTTGTTGTCTACCTTCTTCTTTTAATATCTTATCTCTTTTTGCTTTTTTACTTGTTTTTGCTTCTGATTCTCTTATTTTTTGACGATCAAACTTTTTGTCGTCCATCTCTTTTTGCTTTTTAGGTGGTTCAGGTTTTTCTTTAGGTAAAGGTGGAGCATCAGCAGGAGGTCTATCTTTATCTGTACTAGCTTTTTTACTTACTCTTTTAGCGTTTGTACGGCTATCTCCTGATCTTCCGCTTTTTTTGTTAAGCTCATCTAATTTATCTATAAATTTCTTTTTAGCTATACGAGGCTTACCTTTAAAGAATTTATCTATAACATTTTTACTAGGATCTTTATCCTCACCTCCTGTTAAAAAGTTTTTTACTTTATTAAAGTTAAATCCACCAGCAGCAGTTATTAATGTAGCACCTAATGCTAATGCACCTCTTTTATTATAGTTAGGTGTTTTAGGTGTTTTAGCAGGTGTTTTACCTCCACCAGATGCTTTGCTAGGTCCAAGAGTATTTTGATTAGCTGCTTTAGGTGTAGATGATGAAGATGGTGTAACATTTTGATTAGCTGCTTTAGGTGTGCTTGGTTTAACATTTTGATTAGCTGGTGCAGATTTACTAGTTTTATTACTACCAATTATATCATTTGCTTCTTTATTTAATTTAGTTTTATCAACGTCTGCTTTTTTATTAGCACCTTTAGCTAATTTATTTATTGCTTTTATTGCATCATCTAAGGCTTTTCCTGTAAGCGTAAATAAAGAATCTTTTGTACTTTTATTTAATAATTCGTATATAAAAGTAGGTATACCTGTTATTCTTGATGCCATGTTATTTTCCTTTACCAATACTATTAAATAAATCAAATAAGGTACGGACTTTTTCCTTGAGGATTTCCGTATCTGAGTGTAGTTTAGCTAGAATTACTATTAGTGTTATTAACCCAAATACGATGGGCCATATACTTGTCGCTACCTCTACTATTTCCATGTGTCATGTTCTTCTAGGTTTTCTCTTTGGCTGCATACGCCTATTCGCTCTTTTAGATATTACGGCTAGATTACTACGCCTATTATCTTGTGCATTGCCATTCTTATGATGTACTTCTTTACCTTTCGGTGGTTTTAATTTACTGTTAGCAGCATTACGCCCTGCCCTACGTTTCTTCTGTTTAGGTTTAGCATGATACTCATCATACTCTTTCCTATAATTACGTTTTCTTGGAGCCACTTTTTTTACCTTTATATAATGGTCCTTTTCTTGTTACTCGTAGTACTAAACCACCATTTTTTACGTCAATACCTCTTGGGTTACTACGATCCATTTGATTTGATTTTCGTTTTCTTGGTTTTTTAAGGTACTCATCTATTCTTTTTAAACTTTCTTGATATTCTTTTTCTATTTCCTCACGAGTTTTACCTGTTAATTCTTCTATTTTAGATTTCTTTTTGTTTTTAGGATTAGGCTTGGGTTTTGGAGGTAACTTTTTGTATATATCTGGATGTCTTTTAGCTAGTCTTTCTAGCATCTGTTTTTCTGTTTCTTTTGCCATGTCTATACCCTAATAAAAGAAAGGGGGAGGTAACTGCTTAACCTTCAACCCCTTTAAATGCAATCACTGGACCCTAGAAGGTCATACTTCTAACCACGAACCCCTCAAGATAAAGATTAAAAGTACGCAGTTTTATTAGTTTCGTATTATAACATATGTATATATCACTGTCAAGTAAAAAGTGATACTAATAACAATAATGTTTACACATAGTAGCAATATTATATAATAGTACACATTACATATATGTTTACATACAGTAGTTATATAGTGTATATTATAGTATAATACTTATACTCCGTATATAGTCTCGCTGATGCTCGACTAAAAAGTGATTATATCATTTATTTACTGGTTTGTCAAGTGTTTTATTAGTAAAGTACGAATATTACCCTATACCCCGACTTCTTGTACTATTATTTTACTGTTTTATATCAAGGTGTTGACAAGCTATTTTCTATAATTTTGTATAACGGTGTATATATATACGTATAGGGCTGCCATGGCAACCGCGTGACCCTGCTAGTCCAAATTCTAACCAAATCACATAGAAGTTTTTTTATTTTCTCTATCATTTCTGGCATAGTTTTTGCATAACCAATTAATCACTTAGGCGATATTGGACAGGATCAGATTTATTGGCACGAATTTTGCATATCACCTCATATATAATTCTGTGTACCCCATATGTGATGGACATATCATGCAATAATCGTGCCAGTTTCAATCATATATGTGATATCTATCACGGATCGCTGCGCGATCCTATCATGCAAAATCCATGCCAGTTTTGATCGAATATGTGATACCAGACAAAATATATGATGAGTCGTGATCAAATCATATTTGTGATTAAAACGTAAAATCGTGTTTTTTTTCTGGAGTCCTAGTCGGTTATGGTGTCTAATAATAATCAAGAGATCGGAACACACCGTTTCGGTCCAAACGCCAGAAAGGATTTTATATCATGGCAAAACTTTCAACTCTTCTTACTTCGGTTCTTCCATCAGGTTCAATAGTTCGTATTCGTAAGATCAAGAACCGATGGGAATTGAAACAGATCTCCCCTAAAGG